GCTTATATTCATGTGGAGCAATATCATGCGGTACCCGCCATCCATTTGCCGCGATCCGGTCGATCAGTTTCTTCGCTGGTTCAAATTGCCATGTTCCAACGTGATGAAATCCCTTAGATTCTAAGAACCTTATCTGCTTTGGTGTGGTTAATCCTTCAGATCTGCGTTTATCAAGTCTATCAAGGATCTTTCCTGCTTTACCTGCGCTCTCAATTTGATCAGGGAATATCCCTAATTTCTCAAGCGTTTGAACTTGTTTGTCAGAAGGTGGCCCCATTTCCCAACCGAACGCCGGGACATATCCTGCCAGGTCTTCAGCCTGAATGGACATTTCGAACTGCAGTGGATCTACGAGCTTACGCTTACGATGCTTCATCTCCTGGAGTTGCTTGGCCAAAGCTTCTTCTCGTGCAGCAACTGCATCCTCTGCCGCCTTAACTTCAGCCTCTTGAATATCTATAGGACTCCCAGCTTCTTCGATATTCTCAGTCATGATCTGAGCCACTTCGGGGGATGAACATATTAAGTGGGCTGGATGGCACAGTTCTAGTCGTTCTGTGTGCCATAAAAAGTCTAATAGAAGAAGGTGGTCTTTAGTGGGAAATAATCGAGTTCCGCGACCCACCATCTGCACATAAAGACTTCTCATCTTAGTGGGCCTAAGCACGACAATACAGTCCACAGACGGGCAATCCCAACCCTCGGTTAGCAACATGGAATTGCATAAAACGTTGTATTTTCCTTCATCGAAATCCTTAAGGATTTCTGTCCGATCATCACTGGTACCATTGACCTCCGCCGCACTGAACCCTCGAGATTCTAGAATGTCCCTGAATTTCTGACTCGTTTTAATTAACGGTAGGAATACCACCGTCTTGCGATCCATGCAGCACTTCGCCATTTCGTCTGCTATTTGGTGGAGATATGGATCAAGCGCTGTCCCTAAGTCGGCAGTCTTGTAATCCCCCGCCTGTGTGCCTACGCCCGTTAAGTCTAGCTTAAGCGGTATGGTCTGTGCCTTGATGGGGCACAAATAACCTTCTTTAATTGCTTTTGGTAACGTGTATTCATAGGCTAATGTTTCAAAATATTGCCCGAGGTTTTTCATGTCGCCCCTGTCAGGGGTTGCAGTAACTCCTAGCACCTTTGCCTTATCGAAGTAATTAAGTACTTTCTGGTAACTATCCGATATGCAGTGATGGGCCTCATCGACGATGATCGTATCAAAGTAGTCGGGCGGAAACTGCATGAGTCTCTTTTCTCTCATGAGCGTTTGAATGGATCCGACAACCACTCGGTACCAACTATCTAGGCAAGAATTTTCCGCTTTTTCTACCGCACATCCGAGCCCTGTCGCTTTCATCATCTTGTCAGCTGCCTGATCCAGCAATTCACCGCGGTGGGCGAGTATTAAAACTCGCTCACCATTTCTAACGCACTCTTCGGCAATCTTAGAAAAAACTATTGTCTTCCCCCCGCCTGTTACCAGCACTAGGAGAGTCTTGAGAATATCGTTATCCCATTGCTCAAATACAGCTGCTTTTGCTGATTCCTGATATGGCCTTAATTTCATAACTAAAAGCTCCCAGCCGTAAATCCTACTTTGCTATTTTGTGGCCCCTCTGCAGGCTCATAGAACTTTTTAATTTCATTCCTGGTAAGTGTTTCCCCAGATTTTTCACTTGTCCATTTGTGGATTCCAACTTTAGCCCTACCACCCGATCCGATCACAGCGCCCCAGTTCATAGTTACTTTTTCGCCCTTCTTCCGCTGACCGATGGCCGTAAAGAAGGCGCACAATAACCCCTCAGTGATAGAGTGTAAAAAGAGTTGATGCTTGATTACGGTGATACCCTGAACTCCTTGGACCTTAATGTGAACAATAGCCTTGTTGCAAGCCGGTAGTTTTTCACTACCACCATGACGAGCCCTCTCAAAATCAATAACCTCGAAATCATAATCACCTTCCGGAAGAGTTACAAAATCCGCACCATCATGTTCTATTTGATCGTCCCAGCCTAATTCGCGTCCCTCACTCATGTCTTTTTCCTCCTAATTTTTATTTAAACTTTGCACCCGACATAAAGGTCGGCATCAAAATGGCACGTCATCCCTAAAGTCCTTGATCATCTGGAACACCTGAACCCATGCGCCAATTAGAACCCCGTTAGTAAAATTTGGATCATAATTTTCAATCGGCGTATTCTTTGGGTAATATCCCTTACTGGAGACAGCCTGTTGAATTTCTTCTACTGTGACATTATTTGTGGTCATCAGGTCGGCCAATGGTTTCGGCACACCCGTAAGGTCTTGCTTTGGTGTCTCTTGCGATTGCCCTGGTTGCTCCTTTTCCTTAGCCTCTTGAGCAAGGTAATTGTCTAAGGCTGCAACATTTTGTGACTCAGGTGGCAGATCCTGCTTAGGTTGCTCCTTGGGTTTTTCCTTAGGTTGCTCGGATGTCTTCGGTTCTGGTGTATTGGCTGGTTGATCGTCTAAGTCTAAATATTTGACAGGTGGCTTTGGTGAAGCCGATTCGCCCTTAATCGGAATGCAGTGGGCAATTTCCTTGAAATCAAAAGGTAATTTAATGCCTAGATCATGCCTATTCTTAGCATCCCAACATGGGTGATGGGCTGTATGCATGATTCGCTTGCCGCCTTGGGCCTTGTTCTTTTTATCATCAGTTTTGACAACATAGGTCTCGTAGTTGGCGAACAGGACCATGTCTGCCCATTCTCGAACCAATGGCCCCACATACTTTGTAAGCTTCAATTCCCATCTGTCGTATGATCCCATCTCGTCTGGCTGGTCAAACTTTCTCGTAAAAGCATGAGCCGCTATTACAACATTTACTCCAGCTTCAACAAGTTCTTCTAATAAGTTTAGTAATTTTCCGAACTCTTCAGACAGATAGGTGTACCCTTTTCCATATCCAAACCCTTCTATGCCATCTTTGCCAGCTTTTGCACATAGCTCTATGGCGCATAACTTCTCTGCCCAATCCGCTGTATCGAGTCCAAAAGTATTTAATTCGTGAGGATTCTTTATGAAGTATCTGACGTGTTCAAGGAGTAATGTCCAACTGCTAGACTTGGGGGTCCTGGCAACATCCATGTGAAGCGTACTACCCTCTGTGTCGTCGAAAATAATACCAGGGAACTTCGCCAAGAAACTAGACTTCCCGATGCCCTCGGGGCCATATACAACAACCTTTTGAGCCCTCTTCACAACTCCGCGTGATATTTGCATTAAAATTCACCCGCTTTCCATTTAGGAGCTTCCTGAACCTGAACCGGTTCGTCTGCTCCCTTGACATAGCCATCTTCGATAATGATTGAGCACTCTTCGCCTGTTGATACTCTGGTCGCAATCGCTTGAAGACCCTCAGCCTCTAGCCACTGGCCAAACTCGTTTAGCGTATCCATATCCATCTGCTCCAGCTTGTCCATGAGAACAAAGCCACAATTCGGATTAAGTTTTCTGACGATGGCCACTGATACTTGCAACTGCTCAGATCCACTCATCCCGTCCCATCTCTTACCGTTATAAGTCAACTCGCCATCCACTACGGATAGCCCATGGAGAGGGAGGTCGGCATTCGTGAGTAGATCAGTCTTTTCTTTCCTAACGCTTTCAACCTGGGCAGTAAGCGCGTTGTACTGATTGCTGTACTCGAGGGCGTCCTGCTCAGCCTTGTCCTTGTCTAGATTGGCCCTTACCTTGATATTGATCGTTTCAATGTTGTTGATATTATTCTCCAGTTCTTCCGTGGACTCATCATGGAGATCTAGGGTTGATTTCTGGGCAATTTCGAGATCCTCTTGCGCTTGAACTAATTTCTCTTGAGCTTGAATCAATTTCTCCTGAATCTCTTTTAATTTATTTTCCATATCTACTGCTTGTTGCTTGGCAAGTTGTAAAGAATCTTGATAAAAGAATACTTGAGATCGTTTCCTCTGATTCTCGCCATTCTTAGCGAGTATGTTCTGCTGCTGCTTGATTAGGTCACCAGCTGAAATAAGCTCCTTGGGAGCGTCCGGATGGTAGGTCATTTCCTTGGCAAACTTCTGCTTCTGATCCGCAATCTGGCCAATGGCTTTGCGCCGACTGTACACTTCTTGTTCTTGCTTTTCCAATTCAAAGAGCTTGTCGCCAACGCCAATAATCTGTAAGAGAGTGTTGGCCTTTTCCTTACTAGATGATTGCATAAACTTAGGTAGATCTAACGCTAATTGTTCGACAAACTCGTTAAGTAATTGCTGACCTCCCTTCTTGCCATTGGGATCAATGACTTTTAAGTCGCTGTTTTTTCCCCTCCTCTCAACGACGAAGCCATTTGATAGCACAATATTTAGATTGGGTGGGATAACTGATCCATCACGTTGTGCATCAGACGGTCGGTGCTTTTCCCCTCCCAAAGCCCAAGCAATTGCATCCAGCACAGACGTTTTACCCTGCTTGTTTTTGCCGCCAATTACGGTTAGACCGTTCTGGGTAAACTCAATCTTGACAGCCTTCACTCGTTTCACGTTTTCGATTTCGAGTCGATTAATCTTAATACTCATTCTTTTTCCTCCTCTAATCCTTCAACCACTTCAGTCAGCATCTTGCGCAATCGCTCCCGGAATGATTTCTTAGCTTCAGTCACATACAAGCACTCGAGAGCTCCTATGCCTGAACGAATATTCCTCCACGCCTCGTCGATGGTTTTATTAGCCTCCCATTCAGCATCTGACATGTTCTCCTCGGCGGTCATGCCAATGGTTTCGACCTTATGCTCATTGTGCGTGTAGCCCTCGACTGTATCGCGGGAACCATCCCGACCCTTGGTAACTCCTGCACTTCGGGCTCTGTATGGACTTTCTCGATTTCGACAAATTGGCCACCCTCATCAAGGCACAACCCCTTGACAATTGGCTTCATTGGATCAGTTACTGTTGTCTCGACCTTCGGTAACTTCTGCCCCTTAATCCCCTGCAATCCATACCCCCTGATCCAGTTATACACGGTAGCTGTTGACGCATCGTATTTTTCGGCGATCTCCGGAGCTGTCATGCCAGCCCTTAGGTGTCGTTCTAAAGCTTCCTTCTTCGGCTTATTGGGGTTCAATATCCTCATCCTTCCCTTTACCATCCTGTCAATTTCCACCGCATCATCATCCGTACTGACTGGCGACACAAACTCCTCGAATGGTTCAATCATCTCGACCCTGCCAGTCTTGTTATACAAATCTAGGTCAAGCACACCACGCATACAAGGTTTTGTTTCGCCTTTTGGTAGTACCGTTCGGATATCAGCTGGTATACCCTGTCTGTACTCATCGCGCTTCATCCGCTCATCACCTCCAACTCCGCTACATAGCAATAAGTCGTAATCGGTCGATCCGTACACCTCTCACAATCCATAAAACAAGCCTCATCGCCACAAACCAACATCGTCAACCCCTCGAATTCCTCTCGCTCTGGCTTTAAGCAAGTCAAGCACCTGCACGGCGTTTTATACTTAGTCTTCGCATTCTTCATTGCCCGATTTGCATATCTTGGACGCTCGGCATTCATGACTTCGACCTGTATCCGCAATTCGTAATACCCATAAACCCACCGCATTTGTTATCGCAGTGATACAATGTCGTCGGGAACATGATGTGGCAACTAGAAAGGTTTTTGCACTTAAAAAAATCGCACTTCAGACACCCCGGGCCGCCATGTGGCATATCAACCAGCGATTCCACTCGGGCCAAATCTATGTTACACTGAGGTTGTATAGTTTCCTTTGGGGCTCCTTGTGGCGAGGAGTCCTTTTTCATGTTCCGGGCTTGATTTAAGCCCTGTAAGGTCTGTGCAATTCCAACAACCTTCTCTTCGGCCGTGGTGTGAATATTGCCCATGATCTCCTCGATGATTCCGATGGCGTTCGTATTCATTTGGGCTTTGGTTTCTAGGTCGATGAACCAGTTTTTTCTAGGCATTGATGTTCTCCTTTCTACATGTGGCCCTTTTCCTCTCTCCAATCCGATTACAAATATCCGCGATAATAACCCCTGTCCTCGTTAGCTCGGTGTTGTCTCCAATTAGCTTGAGTTGATTTAATCTCACGAGCTGTTTTCTGGATGCCAAGATGAGATTATTAAGCTCGATATTAAATTTGTTACCATCCCCAAAGATTAAAACGTGCCCCTTCGGAACTGGTCCGTTTGCATCCTCCCAAGCCAATACATGCTTTGCTCTCCACTTGTTCGGGTCCGCAATCTTGATATCGACATAACCTTCACTGTTGACCCTCTCAGACCCGACTGGTTTATAGTTCCAAGGCATACCCCCTTTTTTGAATTGCGTAGGCTCCCATCCTCCTGCACCCTTAACGCCCTTGTTAGCAGGAACATGCCCAGTGGGAAATCTACCATCAAGGCCACTATCTAACTTGTGATTCTTTTTGTAAGCCTTGATTTGATTGAGTCCAAGACTTAAGTCAAAGTGAGCGTTAAATATCTCAGTAAGCTCGACATTCCCACGTCCACAAACGTGCTCTTTCAAAAATTCAGCTTGCTCAGATGTGAAGTAATGCACAACTAACCCTCCTGCACAAATGCCTCGCGTAACATTGCCGGCACTTTCTTTGCGTCACCGCCCAAATACTCATCCTTCGCCTTTACCGCATCGAGCACCAATTTGCCATTCGAAATGATCTGAGCCGCAACTTGATTAATCGCCTTTGCTCTGTCGATTTCCTCTACCAGCTTTTCGCCCTTGAGGTCCTCGTCGCCGAGTCGCTCCAGCTGAGCGAATAGATGGTTATTAAGATCACCTAAAGAATTCTTCATTTAGTCACCCCCAACGTCCTAATCTCACCACTGTCCTTATGGATAACTCGAAAGCAATTCGGTAAATCTCTTTCAACTAGCCAGTTCTTCGGAGCTGGCAGAGACTTCATTTTGTCCTTCTGCTTGCGAGTTGGCTTGCGTCCGTGCTTAGGAATGATTACCCCTCCCTTTCTATGCGTTTCTGAAATCGGACAACGCGCCTCCTAATTGCGTCAGCGGTTGTTCCGTATCGCTCTGCAACCTGATTCCATGTATGAGTTTTTTTATACCTCAAAATATCCTCAACAGTGTTACTGTCGAATTCTACAGGTTTACCGTCCATGATTCGAAAGGCCTCTTCTGGTATTCGTTCAGTCAGGACGCAAATACATAAAGCATAGTAGTTTTCCTCAACACAGCGTGACATCTCACTTAATGCCCCAATTCACACTATCCACATAAACCGGCTGCACAGCCCTCTGCCCGACCATCCTCGTATCCTGATAATCAACCACCATCTCCGAGCGAATCGTATCGCTACTCCGCATCAACTGCGACCATTGCTCATGATGCTCTCGCTTGGCTTGCTCAAGCCTGTACGCCTCGACTTCGCGCCGGATCCATTGGATTTTGAGTAGTTGCTTGCGGATAGTGTCCTTTAGTTTTTTTAGCATGGCTTAGTCGCCGACAATACATCCACGCACCCTGAGCAGACTGACGTTCCGTTCGGATGCTTACATAGGTCCTCCATGCTCCCACACAGCACGCAGCCTGGTTGATACTTCCTCAGGACGATCTCGTCACCGTTATTAACAAATACCTCAAGGCCGTCACCCTCTGCGAGTGATAGGGTTCTGCGTAATTCGATAGGCAAGACCACGCGGCCTAATTCATCAAGTTTTCTTACAATGCCTGTTGATTTTCTCAATTTACTTCCTCCTCGTTTGTGTGTTTTTGGCCCTCTAGGAGTTCGGGGTAACAATCCAAGACTTCTTGCGGCACGGGCTTTCCTAGCATTAAGGCTCCCTCTATTGCGTTACGATGCATTGATTTCTCAAGAGGGCCGAATATGTCATCGGAGATTTCGTACTCCTCGATTTTCTCTTGGATGGTTTTCTGCCACTCTGGCTTAACGCCAGGCCTGTCCATTCCAATTATCTCTGCACCACGAATATAATTATTTGTTTTAAGGGAGTACAGGATATCCCGTGAAAGTTGGGATAGGTTCCTAATTTTCCTCCCCTTGTAATCCAGTATTACGCAATCAATGGTATCGGCAATTACGGCTCCCACAGTTCCCTTTGCGACCGGAATGCATTCCTTTTTCGTGTCAAAGGCGCCAATTACCATTGCCCTAACTAAAGTTTCGCCCTTGAACACAACGTACCGACTCATCGTCTCCCCGCCTTTCCGTTTCTCCACGCCATATACCGCTCGTAGTGGTTCAACTTCCGCTTAGTGAAAATTGGCGTAAATGCAATCCTAGCAACGCCTAACGCCCAATACCCCTCTGGCCCCTGCTCCCACCTAGCCCTGCATTTCGGACATCTGAACTTGGTTTCACCTGCAGGAAAGTACATGAGTTGACCACAAATACAGGTTGGGACCATTTGTTTTGGCATCCCCTTGCTCATGGCTTGTCCTCCTCACTTAATCAATACTTAATTTCTCGATTAGCGCGGCTTTGCAGATTGCTTCGGCGACTTCCCCTACGGCAACATTTCCCTCGTTTCCAAAATGCACCCAATTTTGATCTCCATCTTCAGTGCTGGCAATGATGTAGGGTGAATTCATTTTCTCGACCACTCCCCATGCTGCGGATATGTCGGTTGAATAATTGGGCATTCCGTGCAAATGTCCTAAGTCATCAAATATCAGCAATGGCGTTAGCCCATAAACTCTAAAGTCTTGCGGTGGTAATAATCCCTCTAATCCACTATCCATATCTCCCCATGCCCAACCCATCACCTTTTCAGCCACCAACGCATCCAGTTCTCTCCCGGGCTCCATGGCTAAAATCTCATCCCTTGTCATGGCTTTCCCTCCATTCTGCGTAGATAATTGGTCTACACCCCATCGCTGCTTTGCACTGCTCACATTTCACAATATCTGTTCCGGTCACGTTTTCTCTATACCTTTGGTTAAGCTCTACCATGCCGAAAAGTAAACAGTAACAGCGTTTCTTGTCCTCACTCCGCCACCAAAGGTCGCACCCTTTGCAAAACTCGCCATCTGGGGCATTGATTTCGACTGATATTTTCATAAACTTAATCCCCACACCCCTTACACAACCTCGGATACCCTACCGCCTCCCCGAGATACTCCCCGCACTGCTCGCAGAGCGTTCCGTCGAGGTGCATTTCTGCAACTGTCTCAGAACACAACGAACCGTCTGGATGAATTTCAATAACATCGTCCATGGTTTTCACCACCTCCCCTACACTCCCCAACGCATCACGCCAACATTGCCGACATTCGGTTCCTATACCACACTCAAGCGAATCATTCAGCCCGACATTGCTCGGACAAGGGACATCCGCATCGACATCGAAAGCCTCTAGGACTTTATCGAGTTGGAGTTTTAGGCGGGCGTTTTCGGATTTGAGGGATTTAATCTCGTCCGGCTCATTTTCGGGAAAATATATTTCCATCATCTGGTTCACCTCGCTTTCGGTTTAGCAAAAATAATCGTTCTGAGCCTCAATCCGCCGATTCGTTCAAGCTCGCGGTATACGTTCCATAATTCATGCTTAAACCAATCGGGATAATTATGACTGTGATAGCCATCTACATAACGTTCGACTTCACTTCGCTTTGACAAGTCAATCGGCTCGCCCTCTGATATGCAGAGCTTGACCATATAAGCGGTTGTTTTCCCCGATGCTCTTCCGGGCATCACATAATCAGCGACACCAGTGATATATGCCTTTTGCCAATCGTAGAGCGTAATGTGTAATGCACGTTCTACGATGCGGATGATTTCGTCACTCTTGGAAGGTAGGATCACAAGGCGGTTTTCATCTTTAGCTTTAGCTAGTGCGGATATCTCGTCTGGGGTAAATCCTGTTTCCTTCATCGTTTTTCACCTTCTCTCATTAACCATCTTTTTCACAAACCGTTTCACATATGGAACGCAAAGCCTATAAAAAAAGCTCATCCAAGGTCGTCTTGAAATACTTCCGCAGAATCAACATTTCGCTCACCAAGAAATCGCGCTTATTGTTCTCCTTATGCAGATACGCGCCCTCGCTGATACCAACGATTTTGGCCATATCTGCCATGGTTAATCCTCGTTCCGCCCTCAAGCCCTTTAATCTGGCGTAGGGTATTTTTTTTGCTTTGTTGGCCATACTATATTCACCACCCTTTCTTTCGGCGTTCCATATCTGACACTCTAAATATATATTACAAAAAAGGTTCTGTCAATCACTTTCGTTGCATATATGACACAAATTATAAGATTATGTTTTACATCTGAAACTTTTTAGTTATAATGTAACTAATCCAAATTGGAGGAATGTTAATGGATGAGGTCAAGGCGATTGAGGAAATTGGGAGGAAACTCCATGAATTGCGGATCGAAAAGGACGTGTCACTTGAGGATGTAGCAAGGGAAACTGGCGTGTCTAAGTCCCTCTTGTCTAGGTACGAACGTGGCTTAGTCGATCCTGGGCTAAGGGCATTAAGCAAGTTGACAAAATACTACGGCGTGTCCCTCGATTGGCTGTTTGGTTTCGCTAAGGATCGGACACCGATTAATACGGATAACCCGCTCGAAGGACTACCTGTACAGAAGCAACTTGAAGTTATCGCTTTTATAGAATTCATAAAAAATAGGGAGTGATAGAATGGGCAGTGTGTACCAGGACAAAAAGACAGGTCGATGGCGTGGCGTGGTCGAACTCCCCAAGGATCGCAATGGAGAGAGGAAACAAAAAACATTCTACGGCAAAACAAATCTAAGCGATTCCAAGCAAGAAAAGGAATTATGGTCAAGGGTCAACGCCCTTGAGTATGAGATCAAAAATAACCTCTACGCAAACGAGTCAAACGCCACTCTCGAAGAGTATTTGGAAGAATGGTATAAGGCGTACACAGCGGATCTCGAAGAGACAACAAAACAGCTCTACAAAATCTACATGGACAAGCATATAATTCCCGATGAGATCGGAGCATTGAAGATCAAGAAGATCATGCCGATCCAACTGCAGGAGTTTTATAATCGCAAGTCAGAAGGTTTATCTGGTAAGTCCGTTGGTAAACTACACGCATTTTTAAACATGGTCCTCAAGGACGCGATGAAGAATAGGCTCATCAAATACAATCCCTGCGATGGAGTTGATAAGCCAAAGGGCAAGAAGTTCACACCTACGATCTACAACGAGGAAAACTTTAATAAGTTGCTAATGATAGCTAAGGGAACATTCGACGAGGTCTGCATCCTGCTCGCGGGGGTATGTGGTCTGAGGCGCGGTGAGATATTTGGGCTAAGACTTAGAGACATTGATTTTAAGGAGTGCAAAATCTCCATCGTGGAAACAATGGTCAGGATGAATGGAGATTGGATCATCAAGCCTCCAAAATCAGAAACGAGTCAGAGGAGGATAAGGATTCCTAGGTTTGTTATCGATGTAATCAGTGAATACCTAACATCGCTCAAAGTTGTTCCTGAGCGAATATGCGGGCAGTATAAACCTAGTGCTTATTCCCAGCACTTTAAAAAACTCCTCGAAGACAACGAACTCCCCCATATTAGATTCCACGACCTCCGCCACTTCAACGCCACGCTGATGATGAGATATGGAGTACCCGACAAGATAGCAAGCGAAAGATTAGGTCATAGCCAAGTGCAAATCACAAGGGAGATATATCAGCACGTTTTGCCAGATATGGACAACGAGGCGTCCAATGTACTGGAAGATATTTTTATAAACAAAAAAGCCGGGGGTTAATCCCTCGGCTTTTTTGTTACTCTTGAACCTTCTTTGGCCTACCGCCCTTTTTGCCATTTTCGCGGGATGCGCTGGACTTGGCTTCTGTCTTGGCAGACCCGCCAATCTTACCCAGCGCACTAGCAGCTTGACTAACTCCAAATTCAATATCCAACAATCCTGCTATGGATTCTTCGTTTATCGTGACCGGATTTCCAAAATACTCACTTTGTATTTTGACATATATGCTAGATTTGAATTTGTACAAATCGGTTTGTTGGTATAATTTATTGTCGTCCCATAGTTTGGATTCATTGATTATACTTCTTTCGACCATCTCAGCCAGTTCCTTCAATTCAGCTTTATTTAATTTCATGATAATCATCCTTTCGAGTCGGGTATTGGCTCCCGACTAGCCTTTAAGGTCACGCTTTTTTCAGGGTGTAGTATTTAGTGATTATCGCTTGAGCGAGATAGGCTTCTTTTTTAGCCTCTGGAATTTCCATGATTTTTACCTGATGATCTACGTTGCCGTTTATCTTGCCAAGGTTGATACTAAAATCATTCATCATGTTGATTATTATTGTGTTGCCATTTTTTACTGCGACTTGATTTCCCTTGTAGCTTACTACCAATCCGTCTTCTAAAGTGTTCCAACCGTTTGTAAACATTTGTGTTGCATCCGAGATTGCTTGCTCGCTATAGATTTTATTGGATTGAACCTCAGGAAGTTTGTTGATGGTTTCAATGATCTTGTTAAGCATGGTTTATTCCCCCTCGTTTTTTGATCTTAACTTATTATAACCTAAGCGGTTAGGTTATGCAATAGGTAAATTGACTATTTTTAAATATATTTTCATAGGTGATGATATGTAAAAAAGACCGCCATTAGCGGTCTAATTATAAATTGTATTTTATTCCGTGTGTATTTTGGTGTGTACAATGTTTTTTAAGTGGTGCGGCCGAAGTGATTTGAACACTCACAAGGTTTCCCTCACTAGAACCTGAATCTAGCGCTCGTTCCACTTACGACACTTGGTATAGGCGGATTCCTGTTTTCTACTATAGTGTATAGGTATCGTTTTCGATAGTTTAGTTTCGTTTCACATATGAAATTATTTTAGATAAAACAGGTGTCGTGTGTGTAAAATGTGTGTATTTGCCCTACTGAACTTTTATATAGTCGATCGGTACTCCTGTGGATTTTCTCCATTTAAGCGCCCAACTCACAGACATTCGACCAGGGTCGTCGGCGAATTCCCTTATTTGTTCTAGGGGAATATCATGGAGCTTAGAAACAGATTCTTCGGTTAACCCTATAAATTTTCTAATTTCAGGCAACGAATATTGCAAATACTCTCCCCCCCCGATGCTACCTATGGTCCGAGCATACACCTCTTGATTAGTCGAAATCGTCAAAAAAAGGTCGAACAAATGTGAAGATATGGTCAAGAATCCATATTTGCATTATCTTGCAAAAAGCAGGATTTTTATGGTATTTCTTGAATGCTTTTTATGTGGTGATGAAAATGAACAGAATTCGTGAAGTGATGAGAAAGAAGGGGATCACGCAGAAAGAACTGGCAGAAGAAGTAAGCATTGATCAAGGGACCCTAAGCAAGATAATCAACGAGAAAAAGGAAATAACGCTCAAGACAGCCCGAAAAATATCGGATGCACTAGGATTTGGAATAGACTATTTGTGGCCCAACTGAAGAGTTGGGCTATTTTTTTATTTTATTTTAGGAATAAATATGGATGATCGACCATATTGTATATCACAGCGAAGGAGTTCGCGAAGGGAGGAATAACCATGAGTGATAAAGCAACAACCCCAGACATCCTTGGCCTCATCTCCTCATCAATTGTCAAGGTCGTCAGATTCGCATTGCGTCACATCGGAAAAGAAAGCGACTCGCACCCGGGGCGAATCATGCTCGCCTGGAAGCGTAATGATGTCTGTGTCGAGACCAAGGAACGCGGCAAGGACTATGTAACGAAAGAATACCCTCGCCTAATAGACAAGGGTTGGAAGGGCCATAATCGAGTATTTAAGTATAAGATCCCAACCGGTCTGAGTGGCAGTAAATTAATCAAGAGTTTGATGGATATTGAGTTCGACCTCAAGCGCGAAGTCTTATTCAAGAGACTCGAAAATGATCCTAAAGCCCACTTCTCACTCACAGTCCTATCGGGCAAGCTACTCGACCGCATCAACTACACCAACGAGGCCCAGAGCGTGCCAAAAGACAAAGGGCTATGGATTCCCCTAGGATGGTCAAGGCGCGGTCTAGAACAGTTAAATCTAGCGTCTAGTAATAGTCCTCACCTTATGATAGGAGGAGCTACCGGCGGTGGAAAGTCGATCTTAGGCAGACTGATCATGGCGGCCCTGCACATCAGATATACTCGTGACGATTGCCGTTTGTGGCTGTGCGACCTTAAACATGGCAATGGGACAGCAAGGTTAGGGAAGGACCCTATCCTTGTAGACAGAACTATTTCCGATGCCGAGGAAGTAGAACAAATGATGGATGATCTATCCAAGATTATCGGCGAGAGATACGATCTATTCAAGCAACATGAATGCGATGATTTGGCAGCTTACAATGAGGAATTCCCCGAGAAACGACTTCCTCGAATCGTGGTTTATGTCGATGAAATGACAAAGTTGGAGGGCAAGGAATTCAAAGTGGCACGCGAAAAAATGACCAAGGTAACAGGGGAATCTAGGGGCTCAGGAGTCCATGTTATTATCTCCTGCCACCGCCCCACCGCAAATCTTGTGTCTGGCACAATGAAAAATAATTTTAGTGCTGTAGTGGCTTTTAGATGTAACGCTGTATCGGCAAGGGTCCTACTCGGCGAAGATGAGGAGGATTATAAGGCGGCCAGCATGATTGATCCAGATGTCGAGGGCAGAGCGTTATTCTCGTTCAAAGACCAAGTCTTAATACAGGTCCCGTACATTGATAACAAGGTAATTAAGGACCTCATGTCAGCCTACCAAAAGCCACAAAAGGCACAATCTGAGGTTGTGAAAAAGGTAACTAAATCACCGCGCGAAACCATTATAAAGGAGGAGATAAGAAAAGAGAGTAGGAAAGGGCAGTTATGCGACCCCGATGACCACGAAGATCAGATACAAAGGGGAAATTTACGCTTGGTACAACCACTGGGGGCGAATACCGCTGTGAGGAAATCAGCGAAGGAGTGACAGAAGGATGAACGAGCATCTAAAACGGTTCGCAGGGACAAATTGCGTAGCCTACGGACAAAGCAGGGATGAACGCATAGTAAAGCTAATCCAAGCAGGGACAGCGCTCACTAGGAGGCAAATAGAGCAAGTTGTGTTTACTAATCGTAAGTCGTCGAAGCGGATCGCTCAATATGCCCTGGCGAGATTATGTAAACAGGAGCGGATCAAGAAGTGGTCCCGTTCCCCTCAGCTGCCAACGATTTATTACGCGAGGAAACCAAAGCAACTAGATCATGTTTTACTCGTCAATGATATTTATTGTGCCCTGCTTGCACAGAAAAAACCCTGGTATGTAATCGAGTGGAAGTGGAATTATCAGATCCTTGGCGGCATGGTAGTTGCTGATGCAATGGCGACCATCTACACTGATCCGGATCGCAAGGGTCGAAAGGTTGTGTTTATTGAGGTGGAACGAAACCCCAGTAAGCGATTCGATAAGCCAGAGCAATATCAAAAGGTTTATGATGCGGATTGGATACACGAGGAATGGTCTGTGATTAAAGGAAATACCGCCATATTCCCCACTATCCTAATCGTCACCGATGCGGATCTCACCATTAAGAGTGATCTTAATATAATTGTCGCCCCCATGGATCAGATACAGAGCGATGTGTACGGATTATTAAGGAGGTAGTTATGAGCAAACTGGAGAAGGTGGTTACAAAAGCCACGTACGGAATAGTTGGGATCGCAATGAAACCAATCTACGATCAAATGCGAAAAGAGCGAAAAGAAGAAGTTAGGCGGTGGAATAAGTCATTAAAGATTGCCGACGAAGACGCGAGAATTGAGGCTATGCAGCCTCGAAGATTCGAGGTCCACCAACCATACGATTCACTTATTCACCAACATCATTTCTGGTGATTGTGATATAATCAGACAAATTAGAAAAGGAGGAAGTCGATACCAAGCTAACTAAAAAGTAAAGGAGTTTGATTAAATGGATGTCTTATTAGGATTAGGTTCAGTTCTCGGGTTTTTAATCTGTGTAGTAATGGTCGTTGTCTCAGCAATTAAGAAGACAGGAAAGACAAAGAGGTGGGCGGCCGGTGTTACTATTTGTTTCGTTGGTTTCATCGTTGCGGTTTCAATGCCGTCAAGTCCATCCACTCCATCTACCCCAACGACCACCGATGTTGATCAACAAAAAGAGGTAGTTAAGATTACCGATGCAGACAAGGCGTTAATGATAAAGAATCAGTATAAATTGTTTACTGAAGATGAGCTCAAGCAATTCGGCGAAATCGAGGATAAGTACTTCAACCATTTAACAGATGCCGAAAAGGCTGAGGTTAAAACAGACTTTGAAAGGCTATACGCACAAAAGAAATACCAGGCATGGATCAAGGAGCAGTTTAGCGCGTGGGACGGATCGCACAGAGGGTTGGTGGACTTGGTCAAGAAAAACTTAAATGATCCGAAAAGTTTTGATCACGAGGAAACGACTTACAAAGATATGAAGGATCACCTGATAGTCAAAATGACATATAGAGCAAAAAACGCGTTCGGTGGACTGATCCTGCAGAACGTAACGGCTAAGGCGGATTACAAAACTAATACCATTACGATAATATCCCAGAATGATTAAAACACAAAAAAGCCCCCGACCAATTAAGGCCGAGGGCTTTTTTGTGTTTTATTTCTGCACGACAACGCTTGCATTGTGGTCGTTGTCGTGCTATAATAGCATTAAGATAAAGAGTTGAAAGCGAGGAACGCGAGTTGATTAATATTCAAGAATTCATAGCAAGTCACGTAATGGTTACTGCTGAAAATGTTGAGGTCGGCATGAAGGTTCTCTTTAATCAGAATGGCGGTGAATTCAATTTCGAAGAAGGTACCGTAACATCAGTAGATCCTAAAGGCAAAAAGGCCTTCATCACTATTAACTCTGATATAAAATTCGTTTTGAAAAGAAAGTCTTATTACGAGAGTAATCCCCTCTCTATCAGCAAGAGCCCTATCCCTTACATCGAAGGAGAGCATTCAGACGTTTACTTACCTTAATTCTGGCGAGGAGGAAGATTTTAATGGCTAAGTACACAGTAACCCGCTCCTGTGGCCACGAGGAAACCGTGGCCCTAGTCGGCAAGACTAAAGACCGCGAATGGCGACTAGAAAGCGTTGAACCCTATAAGCTTTGCTCAGAGTGCTATCAGATTGATCTCCAGCGGAAACGCGAAGAAGCAAACCGCGAAGCCGCTGAAGTTGCGAAGGAAAATAACTACCCAGTACTAACCGGAACCGAGAAGCAAATTCCCTGGGCTGAAACAATTCGCCAGCGAATCATGGCCGATTTGGACGCAATAATCTACAACAAACGCAACAATAAGAACCGTAATGAGCTTGCGATCCAAGAGGCCTATCAGGCTATACGCAATAAAACAACAGCTCACTGGTGGATTGATCGTCGTTATATCAAGGGAGATTTTGAGCTTGAGGAATTAATGACTAAGGAGTATGAATCTTTGGGAGTTAATCAAGTCGCCGCTCCTAAAAACGAAACTGTTATCGATACCTTAGCCGAGTCAACCGTCAGGCCCGAGAATCCCATCACTGAAACAGTGGCAGAGATCCGTATCCTCGACGACATTCTTGAGATCCGCTTCCCCGAGAAACATGAAGGCTTCCGCGAGATCGTTAAGTCTGAGTTAAGTATGATATGGTCTGATGGTTGGAAACGTCGTATTGCTATTAAGCAAGGCTCCATCGAGGATCGCGCCGCCGAAGCTGGAAACAAATGCTTTATGCCGGTTATTCCATCCGGATATTCGACGCTGAGATCCGCGAGAAGGCAATCAGTGCAGACTACAAACCAGAATGCACGCGTTGGGTTATGTCGCGCACCGATGGTAAATACGAGGGCTGGTTATCGATATCATGGAGTCGAGATGAAGACCTCTATCGCAAGGCTAAAGCAATCACTGGCGCCAAATACGATAAGCCAAATGTTGTTGTCTCTCCGGAGCACTTTGAGGAGGTGCTGGACTTTGCAGAGATGTATAAGTTCGAGCTGTCAGACGGAGCGAAAAGGATTGTCGAAAAGGCTGAAGAACTAAGGGATAACGCCATCGTTGCCAGCCCCACTGCGCCAAAGAAAATGGAGCGTGCCGTTGTCTGTGATAAGCCGACGGTATTGGAAGTGCCAGAAAACGTGGAGATCGCCGATGAATTTAAGGACTGATCTCCTTCCCCATCAGGTACCAGCGGTCGAGGAAATGATTCGAACCACTATTGGCGGCTTGCTGATCGACATGGGGCTAGGCAAGACGAGGATATCGTTCGAACTCGTCTCGCGCCGAATTAATAAGATTGACAAAGTGGTATACTTTTGCCCCGTCAGTCTCAAGGAAACCGTTAGGCAGGAGATACTTAAGCACACCGATTGTACTGACGCTGACATATACGTTTTTGGGAGTAAGACGCGGGAGCGATCAACCCCCAAAGTCTTGTGGTATATTGTCGGTATCGAGTCGATGAGCAGTAGCACGCGAATGGTCCTAGCGGCGAGCAAACTCATTACCACGAGGACTATGGTTATCCTGGACGAATCAAGCTACATTAAAGGGCACGACTCAAAGCGGACCTTGCGAATCACGACATTGGGCAAAAAGGCACGCTATAGGCTCATTCTAACTGGAACTCCGCTCTCTCAAGGCGTTGTGGACCTATACGCACAGATGCGATTCTTGAGCCCCAAGATTCTCGGATACAATTCGTTTTATTCTTTCGCGGCGAATCACCTTGAGTACTCTGAAAAGTTCCCCGGTCGCATCGTCAGGAGCCACAACACGGCATATCTAGCGGCAAAGGTAAAGCCTTACGTCTACCAGATCACAAAGGAGGAGTGCTTAGACCTACCGAAAAAACTCTATGAAACACGATATTTCCACTTTACCGACGAACAGGGGCACATGTATTATGTCGCCAAGGAGGAGATTCTCGCCGAGCTAGAAAAAGAGGATTGGGATTCGACGGTTATATTCCGCCTGTTCACCGTTTTACAGGAGATCACCTGCGGTTTCTGGAATCGCCGAGTGAGACGAAAATTTGAATTGATTGAGTTTAGGCATTACCGCATGGAAACCTTAATGGACACGATCGTTGATATCCCCGAACGGGAGAAGATCATCATTTGGGCTAAGTTCCGTTATGACATTAATCACATCGCCAAAGCCCTATCTAGCCAGTACGGCGAAGACTCTATTGCGCTCTTTCATGGCGGAATATCTGAGAAGGAGCGCGTAAAGCAAGTCGAACTATTCCGAGGACCTGCGCGTTTCTTCATCTCAACTCCCAGCTGTGGCGGGCATGGTTTGACCCTGAACGAATCGCACTATGTTATATTTTACAACAATGGATTTAAGTACAGCGAGAGAATACAGGCGGAGGATCGTAACCACCGTATTGGGCAAGAGTACCCCGTCACCTACATTGATATCTATTGCTCGGGGAGTATTGACGACCGGATAAATAAGGCGCTATCCGACAAGGAAGATGCCGCTACATCGTTCAGGCAGGAGGTTGAGAAGAATATCGGCAATAAAAATAAACTAAAGGAGTTGATTAAGAATCTATGATCAGAATCGGACTAAACAGTCGCGACAAACAAAAAGTGATTGATGCCTATTTGCAGGAAAATGAAATTAAGAAGATCTACTGCTTCTACTTCAAGAAATATCCTTCCAAGTACAACGTGCCGGTTGAAATAGAATATATCGAGTACGCTGATATCGAAATGTATAAGTTTTTCTATCGTCTACTTGAGGAAATCAACGATAAATCGCTCACAATCATGGATGAGTGCATGAGAACGCAGAACCGGAGCGAGTTAATTTATAACTGCGCTCACCACTACTTAAACCAAACGCCCCATAAGATCATCTTCGAGTTCTTCCCGATCATCGAGGATAAGAACGATTTCATGATCCTACTTGATTTCGAGAACAAGGGCAAGTATAAAGGAAAGGCATTCGACTATGTATTTCTGCAAGCTGAAGACATTAAAATAAAGCCCTTCCGAGTCAAACTGGAGCCAATTAACGTCGAGATCACTGATAAGGATAAGGAGCGATACGAGAAGAAACGCGACCAGCTCTTTGATAACCTTGGAGAAAAGGACCCTGAAACCGTACCGCGAAACCTGCAGCTCTTTGTCGGGGATCTCAAAAAGAAGGCTATTATCCCGGGGGAAATGTACATCGCTAGGAATAAGCGGTTTAAGTTCGATAACGTCATGACTTATGACGAGATTAACAAGCAAGGAAGCTACATCATCATTGACACCCACTACCGACGGATCAACTTCAACGATTTTCTCAAAATAACGCGTATGACAAAGATCAAATACCTGAGCACGATCCTCTCGATCGATAATGTAATTATCACGGAATTCTCAAAGTGGAAAGCGAGGTTAGATGCAATCTATGCTCAAGCAAGTCTATATAAATAAAACTGTCTTGGACTCAGCAAAGGAGCGTATGGCCTATATCTTCGATGAGTTTGAGAATATCGTCGTCTCGATAAGCGGCGGAAAAGATAGCACAGTATTAGCTCACCTTGCGCTCTTGGAGGCAAACAAACGAGGCCGAAAAGTCGGTATATTTTTCTTGGACGAAGAAGTTGTTTACGATAGTACGATTAAGCAAATAGAGTACATCATGAGCTTATATCCCGAGAACACAATCCGCTTATGGTATCAGATTGAGTTTAAGCTTACTAATGCATCCAGTTTAACCGAGGGGCAGCTTATATGCTGGGAAGCAGGCAAACACAAGATTTGGCTCCGCTCGAAGCAGAAAGACTCCATCCAGCACAACCCATGGGCCATCGAAAAAGAAACAGTTAGAGACAAGAACAAGGGCTTCGGCTTTTATGATGCTCTTGAGAACTTCCAAAACTCCCGGGAGAACACAGCCTTCCTTGTTGGTCTGAGAGCCACAGAAAGCCCTAACCGATGGCGGGCGGTTGCGAAGAATCCCGGGTACAAGAATGTGTTTTGGTGCACCAGGATGAAGAATAACAACGTGTCTATGTATCCGCTCTACGATTGGAACTTCCACGACATCTGGAAATATATCTATGATACCGGGCTGAAGTACTCGAAAATCTATGACTATATGTACAAGAAAGGCATGGGCATACAAGAGATCAGAGTATCAAGCCTCATCCACGAGAAGTCTTTTAAATCCCTCGTGGAACTACCAGAGTTTGAACCGCGCACTTATAATAAATTACTAAAACGCGTCAAGGGCATCAGTATCGGCAATCTATACGGCAAAGACACTAAGATGCTCAAGGTCCAGAAGTTGCCGAAGAACTTTAAGACATGGATTGATTATAGAGATTTCTTACTAGAGACTTACCCTGATGATACCAAAAAAGCTATTTTTGTTAAGCGATTCGGCAAGCACTTAAATAATCCTCATGTCGCTCGCCAGCAGTGCAGGCAGCTGGTCCTGAATGACTACGAGAACAATTTGCCTGTAGATAACAAGCCAGACCCACGAGAAGCCACGATCAAGAAATGGAGGGAATTGCTATGATTATAGAATCTAAAAAAGGGCCAATTAAACTCCCGTGTATGAATCCGATCATTGTTGATATAGACAAGGTCCAATCAAACACCTACAACCCGAATAGCGTATCATCTCAAAATATGGATCTCCTCGAGGAATCAATCATGTCTAATGGTTTTTGTTTCGCGGTTGTCACAGTTTGGGACCCCGATCTTGAGAAGTATATTGTCGTCGATGGCGATCACCGATACATGGAGTTCAGAGACAGATTGCAAGCTAGGCAGATCCCAATCATCGTCCTGGAGCACGACATCACAAAGCGCATGGAGGCCACAGTGCAATTCAACCGCGCTCGTGGAGTCCACCAAGTCGAACTCATGGGAGATCTCGTGCAAGCGCTTGTTGAGCAAGGTGTACCCGACGAGGAAGTAGCACAAAAACTGGGTATGGAAATTGAGGAGGTCTTTCGTCTCAAGCAAATCACAGGGATTGCAGAACTGTTTAAGAACCAGATCTACTCGAAGTCGTGGGAAATGCAGGAGGTCGAAGACGTTGGCTAAGTGGAATTATGGCGATGCTTATATAAGATACCCCATAGCCGATAACCAGACAGCAGTGTTTGATGATGGCAGCGCGGTCAAAGTTCACAATATTTTCGACCCTCTCCCCTCTTTTATGACGTATGCAGACTTGATTTTCGCGGACCCACCATGGAACCTCGGAAATCTGAACACATTCTATACTAAAGCTGAGCGGCAGGACTACCAAGATAGCTTTACAACGTTTTATAAGCGACTCTTTGAATGTATCAGTGAGACTAAACCAACGGTTTGCTATGTCGAAGTAGGTAAGGAATTTCTGAGCGAATTTATTCAGGAGATGAAAGCCATTTACAAACACGTAACCTTTTATAACAGTAGTTATTATCACAAAAAGGAAAACATGTGCTATGTGATCAGGGGTAGCGCAAAGCGAAAGAAATTACCTCTCGACTACATGGATGAAGAGGATATTATCAAGTGGATCTGTGAAAATGAGGACTATGGTTGCATTGGGGATCTGTGCATGGGGCGCGGATTGGTCGGCATAAATGCACACAAAAACGGAAAACGGTTTGTCGGTACCGAGCTAAATCACAAGCGATTGTCCGTCCTGCTTGAGAATTTATCAAAAAATGGTTTTACCTACGAGTTAAAGGAGGATAAATGATGACAACTAAAGAAAAAAGGATCCTATTCTCGGATGTCCTCTCCTGCCCCGAGGCGGCAAGGGCCTGGGAAATTTCTGAGACAAAGGTAAAACGATACTGCCAAGATGGGAAGTTTCTGCCCGACGAAGCGCGGCAAACCGGTAAGTATTGGATCATTACCCGGCAAGGTATGGAGCGAGTATTCGGACAAAACAAAAAAGCCCCCTCCAATTAGGAGAGGGCTTTTGCTATGTCAAAAATTATATTTATCAGTTGGATTGTTGAGTATCCCAAAACCAGTTAAGGCCACCAGAATAAGCTCGACTAGCTTATCGAACTCGGGGATCTCATACCCTAGGTAGGTTTTGGAAATAAACGCGATTAGCGAGGCAACTGCAAGCCATGTGGCCCACGATCTAAGACGGTTTTGCATTTCAATCATCCTCTCAATATTTTAATACCCTGTTCAAATAGCGCGATGGCCTGAGCCACCTTATCGGCAGGCTCAGAACGCGATACGGGAGGCGTAACAACCAAAGCCCTATAGTCATAACTATAATAGTCACAAATGCCCTTATAAAGCGCCTCGGCTATTGCTTTGTGGTTGGAGGCTATCCACGCCGCTCCTGATGCGCTGTCGTGGAAATCTAGCTCAATCAAGGCCGATGTTGCACTGACCAAATCGCCAACCTCAATTAAGGTTTTTTTATACTTAACCCCACGATCCCTACCTGGGCTAAGTGGTTCAATCTGATTATAGAGCGCCCTTGCTAATCGCTCACTGTTGGTCCCTGGGCCGTAGGCATAGACTTCTGTTCCCTCGCCACCTCCTGCATTGCTGTGGATAGGTATATGGATGTCTGCCTTAAATCTATTGGAGTCCGCGGCGATCTGCTCAACCTCCATAGAGGGGGAATTTCTGAGCGTTGTAAATCTGCCATCCTTGGCAAGTAACGGCATGAGTAGATCGGCAATCTTATTCATCTGTGATTCTTCGGACCCAAACGACCCGACACCGATGTTTCGCTCTTGGGTGCTGGGGGAAATATAAATCCTTGGCATTGGGAATCCTCCTATTTGTAGTAATTTAGTATCGCCATAATTAGCCCTGCTGCTGTGATAACGTACCCTGCCCACCATCTAAGAGCGTTGGTTGCCTCCAACTTATGTTTTTCAAACTCAGTTTTGGTTACGTAATTCCCTGCAATAAGTACCTTCAAATCGCCTAATGTATTATGAATATCTTTTACATCCGACTTTATCTCCGTTACGTCTTCTTTTAAACCTTTTACTTCAGTATCACTCATTAGCACACCGCCTTTTCACCCCTATTCGTTGCTACCCATAAAAAATACCGTCGATTGACGGTTGAGGAATATGTTTGTTTATATATTGATTACGTGTTGACATATTCAATGTATAGAGGTATAATAAGTTAAGATCAAAAAACGAGGGGGAAACGCAAATGGCAAAGATAATCAACTTCCCAACGAACCGAGCCAAGGTTGAATACTCAGAAGGTATCTACTCGGTAATGGTATGGTCTCCGGTTTCTGCTTGCTACATCTCACAGGGTGAATGGCTCTCAAGAGAGGAAGCGGAACTCGACCGTAAGATGTGGAGCAACTAGTCGATAGGCCAGCCGGGAGCCAATACCCGGCAGAAGGAGGATTGTTATGCATTTGGTAGAACTTACTTTGTTGTCTTGCGAGAGTGGCCATGATTACTACATCCCAAACGAGGAAGAGGTGAACCTGGATGAGTTGCAATGTCCATTCTGTGGTGAGTCTGTTGCGACTGAGGCGAGTAGAACTGTTCTGATGGCATCTAGCGGAAGGGACACAATGAAGATGTATGAGGAATACGGAGGAGGCAAACATGAGTAATAATTCCTCAGGATTAGAGCTAGAGTTAACCAACATAGACATCGCGCTTCTACTATCTCAACTAGTACGCAAGGCTTCGATTATTGAAGATGTCAAGATTGAAAATGTTTATAATTGGTCAGTCCTGGAGCTTAGCGAATATTATAGTGAAATGTGGGAGGGAATGCCCTTTAGGTTCATACTTAAAAAGGTGGTGGGAAAATATGAATAAAGGCGGAAAACGTGAAGGAGCTGGGCCTAAACCTCGCGCCGGAGTCAATGCAAAGAATCGTTCGATTAAGTTTACTGACACAGAATGGGAGGAGGTCAAGAAAAAAGCTAAGTCAGTGGATCTCACCGCAAGCGATTATGTCCGAAAGAAAACGTTGGAATAGCCAACACGGCCAGCCGGGGCCACAATACCGGCGTAAGGAGGAATAAGTATGATATTTGAAAACCTAACCAAAGATCAACTCGTCGAAATCTTAAGCGATATCAAGTTTGAGGTTGATTTTATCGCCGAGTGTGCCGAGGTCTCTAGACGAAATGCCAAGATAGGAAACGATAACGGATGGCATGATGGAAGAGCTAGTGCCTACGAGCAATCTGCAAAATGGATAAATAGCAGAATGTCAAAATACGAACAGGAAAGCACCCGTCCATAGCTTGCCGGCCGAACGAGTGCTTATAACGACACCGGAGTGTCATGGTTATTATACCACGGCGCTCCGGTCTAAAGAAAGAGGAGCGATAGAGAGATGAGATATGTCGAGGAATTTTTAGTTGCAAGAAAGCTAGAGGGCTTAGCTGATGGGACCATGGATCAATACAGAATGGAGCTAAAAAAGTTTGCAAAATACTTGGACAAGCCATCCGTCTATGTTACGACCAATGACTTGCGTGGTTACTTAACTCAATTCAATGAGATGGCACAACGCAGTATCAACCGCAAGATATCAACCCTTAAGGCATACTACACCTGGTTGGTAGAAGAGGAGTATCTCGAGAAAAATCCAATGAGGAAAATAAAAACGCCAAAGGAACCGGATATGCTACCACGTAATCTTAGCCATGAAGATGTAGAATTGCTACGTTGGCATCCTAAATCACCTCGCAATCAAGCTATCATGGAGTTGCTCGTATCGTCAGGTATGAGGATTGGCGAACTCGTAAAACTAAACCGCGATGATTTAGTCATGGCCAATCGCCAGATAAGAGTTACGGGCAAGGGAAATAAAGAGCGACTTGTCTTTTTTGGACCGATTGCGAAATTTTGCATTATCAGTTACCTTAACACTCGGAAAGATGATAACCCTGCCCTGCTTGTCAATAAATACGGCGAACGCTTGACGATCCGAAGCATCGAGATGCAGATCAAGGACCAGGCTAAGAAGGCAGGGATAAAGGACAAGGTAACACCTCATATGCTCCGTCATACATTTGCTACAGGGATGTATGAGCAGGGCGCGGATATTGATTTTATAGCTAGGTTACTCGGACACCACAGTACAGAAACGACTCGCAGGTACACAAATATTAACGGGTCAGAGATGGCTAGGATGTACGATAAGTTTTTGGTAAACTGATGCAGAGCCCCCTTAATTGGGGGCTTTTTTGTTGGGTCAAAGAGCTTTGTATCTTTAACGAAGGTTTAATAATAGGAATAGCCTGTCCCGATAAATTCGACCTCTAGGAATTCCTCTGGATATTTGCGTATATACCAATCAATATAGGTAGCCATTATCAACGCTATAATGTAATACCCGACTGCATTATAATGCGCGTATCTCCTATTTACCCCCAATAATCCTGTTATATAAAGATTTGTCCCGTAATTAAAGAAATCAAGAAGATACACATTGCTGAACATAGTTGAAATCGTTCTGACAGCAGTGTTGTATCCTGCATTTTCCACTAAATCGAGAGGGTCAGTACATATAAATATCTTAGCTTTCGGTTGAACCTCTTTTATTTTTTGTATTATTTTCGCATATCTCCCATAATAAGTGTCAGCATTGTTGTTATAATTACTTATATCAATATCCTCTGATGTTCCAATAACTGCATCTATGTTTTTGTCGTTTTGCCCTAAACCAATAATATAAGCTTCACAAAGATGGAGTCCATCAAAGCACTCTGTAGCGTAAGCACTAGCAAGCCATGTAGCAGTTGTTTTGCCACCTGCTGACCAATTATAGTATTTGTTTCCTGTTATTCTTGCAAGATACTGCCCCCATGAATATTGATACAAATCCACGCCAATGCTAGATTCGCCGTCTTTATACACGGAGCAGCCACTCGCCAAACTATCACCAATACAACCAACATTCAGGAAAATTGACATAAAACCAGGGTTGGGTAATATATTTTCCAATGGATTATCCGATAAATCAGATGATAGAATTCCATTAAGTTTGTCTTTAACCAAGGGATAACGTGAGATATAAGAGGTTATCTGATTGTATTCCGCTTGAAACGCATTAAAAACTGACTCATGTATACATACTCTTATATACCTGACATTGTCCGGTACAACATACAAATATCCTGCGGTTGATGCGTTTACTCTTTTAATATATTTCTTTCTTGTATCATATTCGTAAATGAAGTAAAGCTTATATGCAACTAATGATGCACCGTTATTAGAAAAGTATATAGATTTCCCACTGTCAACTGCAATAAAATCCGAAACTCCAGCACCAGATGCGCTAATAACTTCTCCTGTAGATCCACTTAGTTCTGAATCTGTCAAAAAATTTAATGGGTTAAATAAATTTCTTGTGTATGATACAGACTCCACATTAAATAATGTTTCAGCAAGACCGCCAGTAACTTGATCGGTATATTTTTTTGCTCTTAAAAAATTCAAGATACTCATAAGGCCACCACCCAATTCACACCGTCACTCTGATAAAATACTTGATTAGTAACGTCCACCCAAATATAGCCAATGGGCACATTTGCTACTAAAGGTCGTAGGGTAGTTCCGGCACCATATCCCTCCATTTCAGACTTCGGTAAACTCCCAACAACGGTAGAAGATGTCTGAATTTTTCCATCTGTCCCTGCTTTTATCTCGATTACCTGCTCGTTTCCTGCCGCATCGAGAATGGCCACTCCTGCATCATCGACCAGTAATGCGTATAGCTGATGCTTGCCAACGATCTGGCCCTTAGGTGTTGTTAATAGTTCATCTCTTGTCTTTGCCATGTGAGCACCTCTTTCTCATAAAAATAACGCCCTTTAGGCGGCGTTTAGTAATCCGACTAACTCCGTGTACTGCTCTTGCGTGATCCGATTGTTGAGCAAAAACACGTCGAGCTTCATCATCATGTCTTCCTTGAGCCCGTAGGTTCCGTTTGCGATGACCTTTTTGCAATAGATGTAAGTTAACATTTTCTTTTCCTCCTCATAATCCTAGTTCGGTCATCGATAGGCGATAGTCTAGGTCCAGTAGGTAGTCGTCTTGATTGGGCTCTGGTGGCGCCTGCACCTTACGTTTTTCAATATGAAAAGACATCGGCGACCGACTTCTTAAATACACATCGTTCTCCACAAGGTAGTCATTTGTCCAACTTCCCTCTAGCTCGATAACTTCGTTTTCCGTCACTGGTAACTGGTCATGGATTGATATTACTTTGCTATCCTTATCTAGGGTTAACCACATGAAGCACACCCTCCTCTCTAACTAAAAGGGACTAACTCTATCGAGTAAACCTTGACAGTCACAGTTCGCCCTTTCCAATTCGCATTGTCTTCAGCTCGTACGTATAAGTAATTGCTATCAAATAAATCGGCAATGCTTAGCGTCTCGATTCTTCTGGTAAAAGTCTCTACGTGAGCTAATGCCTTGACGCCATTGCCCACTTCAAGCGTCATTGGGAAGTCGGTATCAGCAGCGCTGAGTGTCCCTTCCCAGTCAATTCTTATCTCCTTAATTGACGAGAGATCGAATGAAGATACAGTCCTAATGTAAACATCATTGGTGTATGCTGGATCATCATTGTAAGAAAGCGACAAGGTGATATATGACGCGCCAAATGTTACGCTTGTATCGTTTTCTGTTGTGCCCCCATCGCCACCATTTGAGTATTCCAGAAACTCAACATAGTTTACTCCATCTTTGTAGATAAAACCTTCAAAGTGTGGTGCTAGCGCGCTAGCACCAATGATTGTAGCCATATTAAACGTATACTTTTGCCCATTAACATACATTCTGTACGTATCTGTTGGAAAGTCTGACCTCTTCCACGGGACAAAATCAGGGTATGGCAAGACTGGGTCTTTCGTAAGCACAGCAGGTATTATCTTTTCCCCATCAGCTATCCCCTGCTCGATCTTATTCATTTTCAGCGCGCTCACGGGCGTTACATCATCCACCCAAATCGTTGGATCATAAGCCATTTATACCACCACCCTCACAATCCAATAAATCAACAGGCTCTGTGTCCCTGTTTTGGAAATAGCTACAACTTGCGTTGCCATCTCCGTCCCATCGCCAAGGGTTACAGTTGCCCCGTTACCATATAACGACATCCCGATTAGATCACCAATCGCCTCTAGTTCGGTTAAGTAAAATTCATATTTCCGCTCCGTTTGGCTAACTATAACGATGTTCTGTGGCGGGAATCTCTCCAACTCCCCTGCAATTGTTTTGACGCTCAGAATATCGATATTATCAATACTCGTTGCAATCGTGGAGGTTAGGATCAGTGCTCTAACCCCATCTGTTGCGCTCACAAGATCACCCCCGGACTACATATTATTTGACCACACAAATGATACTGGTGAAGATGATACGTCATTTCATCCTCCATGCTGAGATTAACAAATTCATCCGTGAAGGTTATCAACCTAACCACAACCTCATTCTCCCTGATAACTATCTTCCTGTTGCCCTGTAGTAACGTCTTGAATAATTGTTCCCAGCCACCAACACTTGCACCGTCAAGGCATCGGACAGAATACAACGTTAATACCCCATCATTTCTGGCCGATACTGAGTCGATCAAAAACGTTCCGCTTAGGTTGTGTTTAGCGTTCGTGATTGACAAGAGCTGACCCGCCTTGAGGCCCTTCTCGTAAGTGTTGAATGTCACAGACTTGGGAATAATCCCGTACTTTTCAAGCTTGCCCTGAGCGAATTCTAGGGCCGCCTGTCGAGTGTCGAGGTTTCCTTCTTGTATGATGTTCTCGTGGACTCCAGAGCCACCTTCGACGGCTTTCCTTGCGATTACCTGCGTTGGCAGTTCAGACACAACCAATAGCGGATAGAGGCCCTTGTATGTCACTTCTAGGGTTTGGGAGTCGAGTAAGGTTGTTGTATTTGTATCTTGAGTGATGGCGTTCGAACCATAGCTGAAGTAATATTTTTTATCCCTGTCTAAGCCATTAACCCCGATGTCAGCAGGATTAACTTCTACCGAGTCTAAAAAAATCCTTGGCTTTTGAGCGATTGGCAATCGAACAACAAACGTCTTGCTTACTCCGTCAGGTTTTGGCGTGGGCTTTTCGAGTGGTAGCTCTGCCGTTGTGTCTGTTCCGGCTCTGATATACTGCCTATTGCGGTAGTCTGATCGGGATTTCTTGACCGTTAGACCTTGGTAATTATGGCTAGTATCCGTCAAGGCGAAGGGTGCTGTATATGTTCCCCTGTCGAAAAAGTTGAGTTGTTTGAGATTATCAATCTCCCAGTTAAAACCGGTTGTTTCTGCAAGATAATTCATGCCCACATTGCCGTTGTCGTAATTGAATACTGCCTTAGAGATCAGCGGACCGTCTTGGACGTTGCCCTCCGTGATTCCTTCCTCGGTAAAAACGGTTGAGATAAAATGCCTTACAATGTCACCTGCAAGCTCGTTTTCGTAGCTGTTTGCAATGATCCGTTTGTCGATGAGTTGGGAGAAGTCCACGCAAGCGACTGAGACATAGACAACCTTATCCCCGCTTTCGCTTGAGTTATCCACGGTACCGGCGAAGATGACGTCCGCGTCCTCCTGGACTATTACCTCCATGCCGATGTCAATCTCAAATGCTGGTTCAATGACAATGAATGAGCAGGTAGTCCTATCGTTCAGGGTATCCATGTAGTTGAGGGAGTTCTTCTGGGCCATGACAGTGTTTCCGGCTATTGTGTATGTCCGCATTACCTCACCCCTTTGAGTGCCAGTCGATCCATTACTCGATCCATGAGGCGATCCACACCGTAATCGTCCATGATGTTGGCTCCGTTGATGTTGACAGTTACGCCTCCTGGTGTTGCTCCAACACTCGCCATCCTCATTGATTCGCCATTAGGGTATATTTGAGATCCACGCGGAAGGTTTACAATCTCCGGCCCTTGCTCTCCAACCCATGTTAATCCGCCACGCCAGTAATCGGTTCCTTGCGCGTTGTTGCCGAGTCTGTCATTTATCGTTTTTGCGCTTGATTTATTTTCAGTGATTATTTTGACTCTTGCAATCAACGGTGCATTGACCCCGGGGATTTTGTTGATGGCTTTGATTAGGCTGTTAATCATATCAATAGCGCCATTGACACCTGTTTTATAGGCAACGTCTATTGCTGTCCACAATTCTTTTGCTTTTAGCTTTATTGTGTCCCAGTTTTGGTATAGGGCAACTCCTGCTGTCACGAGTAGTCCAATAAGTAGTGTTACTTTAGCAAATGGACTTAGATTCATTACTACGTTAAGGCCAGTCTGTGCCGCTGTGGCTAAAGCGGTAACGACATTCCATGCTTTTATAGCTAACGTCATTGTTCCGACTGTGATTGCCCCTGCTCCTATCCCTGCAAGGATCGGTTCAACTACTGCCCAGTGTTCCTCGAAAAATTCCTTCGTCTCGGTTATCGCAACACCAACATCGTCAATTGCATCCCCAGCGAGCCCCATTGCGTATTCAATTTCGTTTTGAATGACTGGCATGTTTGTCTGAATCCACCCCGCCATACCATTTAGCGCTGGCATGATCGACTCGCCCAAAGGGATTAATAACCCCGTTTCAAGGTTACGTTTTATGCCCTGCATAGCCTCGCCGAAGGTGTCGTATTTTACTTCGTTGATCTTACCAAGGGCATCTGTCGTTGCGCTTATGGCCCCTTGAGTATTGGACATAGCCAAGACACCTTTGATTCCAACCTCGCCCATCATGTCCCCAAAGATACCTATACCTATTTGGTTCTGTAGTACAGGGTCTTTTATTGCGGCTATCTTCTGAGCTATTTCTCCAAATGCTTGCTTGGCCGTTTCCCCACCTTGGGCGACCATAGTTGTGTATTTTTTGCTATCCAATCCAAGCTGTTGCAAGGGTTCAGACAAGTCTTCTTCCCGCATTTTCCGTCCGAATTCATGGACTACGTCACCTAATTGATCGACAGAAAAAACTCCACCCTCTGCCCCATTGACAAGCATATTCATGGCCTCTTCGGCGCTGAATCCCAATGACGCAAAGTGAGGTCCGTACTCTTTCAAGATGTCGAGTAAGTCGCCCTGTTTATTTAAGCCGTTTTGGGCACCTTGCACGATCATGTTGTATGCCTCATCGGAGCTAAGTCCAAAGTTTTTCATCATAACTCCGGCTGTTTCCACTGACACCGCTACATCCATCTCGAATGTGTCCCTCAATAAAAACGCACCTTCGGTCATCTTTTGCAATTCTTCTCCAGCCAGACCAGTTTGTTGGGCAATTATACCCATTACGGTGCCTATTTCTTCAAAATTCTCACCAAAGTTGTTGTTATAAATGGCCAACATGGTATCTTTCATACCGATCATCGCATCGTCGGTGACACCTGTCGCCGCCTGTACACCGTTAAGCGACTTTTGTAGATCATCCGTAAGGCTAACCGCAAGACCTCCAACCGCTACGACGGCAGCCCCCATCGCCATGGCTATTCCTGCGCCGACTTTTGCAGCACTGCCTAGCATTTCGCCGAATGTCTTGGATGTTTTTTGAGCTTTATTGTCAGTATCGTCGATCGCTTGGTTGGCCGCATCGTTATTAACCATAATCGAGCCGAACAATTTAAAGATTTCCAATTATTACCACCTCACTTTCAACGGCATATAAAAAACGCCCCTTAGTCTAAAGAGCGTTTGTTCTGTGTCGTTTCATGTGCCTTAATCACTGGCATCAACTCAGCTATTATCTCCTCCGAGGTCTTTTCGGACGCTTTAACTCTCGACTCGATCAAAGCCTTTTTGTAATCCTCAAAGGCAATGAACTTTATCTGGCCTAGCTCCATATATGGGCACAACCTAATCCATCGGTCCCAAAGGCTATCCTCGGATTCTTTTTTGATAGCCCCGATCAATAACTTGTTGATGTCCTTGACCTTAACCTTGCTCGATCCGTTAATTCCGTAATGGCCGTGTAACAGGTTCAATACGCGAGCATAGCCTATTTCACGGCCGACTTGAAAAGCTCCATTGCTTCCTTGTCGGAAAAGATTTCCTTGAGCGATTTGGCTGTTATCATGAAGTTTTGAGCTTTAATCTCTTCGATTGGCTTATCCTCGAAGACTGCGACGATTTCAAAAACTTCGTCCTTTACTTTTCCTGAGTTTTTAAGGATAAACTTAAATAGATCGATTCCCTTTGTCATTTCGTCTAATTTCTTACCCTTGTTCTCTTCGGCAAACTTTTTCCTGTAGCCATCAATATCTAATTTATCATAGAGGTCCACTACTGCAGGGAGCATATCGAAGGCTTTCTCTGTGGTTAGCATATTTTTCACTCCTAAAAAATTAGGGCAGGGATCTCTCCCCGCCTTTTATACTGGTGGCGTTAAGTCTGCCACGGTTTCAACCTTGAACAGATTTGCAGTGTCATCGGTAGCATCCCAATGAGCGTTGATTTCTAGGCTCACTTCACCCTCACCTTTGGGCTTTGCGGCTAAAGAGAATTCTTTTTCCGACATAGCGTTGTAAAGTGTGATTTTCCTGTATTCACCCTTAATTGTTTTTGCAAACATGGTGACGTTTTTTAGGTAGCTAGTGCTTGGTATGATTCCAATATTTGCTGTTTTGCAGGTGATAGTGCCACCCACATCATCATATGTCGCCCAAGGCATTGCCATCGCCAAGGTCTTCATCGTTGTGTCGAGGGTAACGACAGTTAAGGCGGCGTTGATGTCTTCAACAACCTTCGTTCCCTTGGTCATTCCCTTTTGTCCATCAAATTCGATTTGCCTCACTGTTGCGTTAGCCTTGAATTCCCCACCGCCACGAGTCGGGCCAAGCAATGCGGAGTCCAATTCGCCATAGTTGGTATATATTAGGCCATAGTCGATTTGGATATTTTCGAGTTGTTCGGTTGTTAGTTCCGGCAAGTTTATCACCCTCTCCTAAATAGTTTCGCTTGATAGATGTATTTGCGTCTTCGTATCCTTGGGTCATCGTCTCTTAAGGGGATTTTGATGTCTAAATAAAAGGTAACAGCTATGGCTTCAGTGAATAACGTTGCTTTGTCTAAACCAGTTGGGCTAATCAAATTCCCATTGCCGTTAACTAGGGCCATGAGCGTCTCAAGTGCAGCTGTATCACCATTTGTTGGACTGTCCCACCCATCGATGTCAACCATTGCCAAATCCATTGACTCGCCATCAGGTGAAATATTAGGAAAGTCATAAACAAGATACGGAAACGGCGCATTCTCAGGGGCAGCTTGAAAGTGAACCCTACTAACACTTTTCCCATCTATTGCGACATTAGGATGAATGGATTTTAGATATGCTTTCAAGGCTTTTCTAAGTTCAATCATTACATATTTTTACCCCCTAAAATGTATTGACATGTAATTACTTGTAATGATATACTAGATCACATAAAGGAGTTGTTTAATGTGGCAAGAGAGCCCTTTTCAACTAAGATTGACTCAAGTCTCAAAGAAAAATTAATTAAGCTTTCAGAAGAAACACGTATTCCCCAGTCAAAACTAATGGATGAGGCAATTGAAGATCTGTTAAAGAAATATTCTAAGAAGAGGTGATCGATTATGGATTTTTCTACCGAAAGATTCAGTTGTTGCGGATTCCATAAAGAGTGCGCTGCAAAAGGCGACTGCGTAAGGAAGAAATACTGGATTAATTACAAACTTATTTGCACGCTTTATAGAAGAGTCATAAGTAAGATGCAACCAATAAGCCAAGAGCTACCGAAATAAGTAGCTCTTCTTTAATTGTCGGCAATCTCTTCTTCCTCATTGATTAATCCTTTAGCCCTATTCTCGTCTTCAATCGCTTTCAGGTATTTGCCTTGAATCAGCCGGATTTGATCGATGTTTTCAAACACTGAAGGCCTTAGAAATGGTTGAGCTGCCGCCCTGACTGTCCCAAACTCAATGAGGTGTGCATGAAAAGCGTACTTATAACCTTTTCTCCTTGCCCTGGCACGATCATAGATTCCTACTTGCAGGATAGGAGTGCCTTTTCCTTGCCCTTTAACTCGCTTTCCAAGTGTCTTTACCCAGGTTCCCACATTTCGCTTTAGGATTCCTTCTTTTACTGGTACCCTTCGCTTAACCTCTTTACGCAGAAACTTAGCGACTTCTTTAAGCGCAGCACGTTCAAGCTCGGTCATCATTTCCTTACAATCTTCAGTTCTAGAGATATAGACAACGCCTGCTCTGTTGTACCGATCAAGTTGACCCGTTCCGTTCATAATTACGTTTTGCGCTACGCTTGCCATTTACATCACCCTGTTTACTATGCCTTGACAGGTGAGCTCGGTACGCCCATCTGCTCGGTCAAAAGTACGAATGATGTTGTATTCCTTGCTGTCAAATTCGATCATGGGCTCTTGGCTGTATTCGCTGGTCCATACTACAAACTCTAGTTCTGGTTGCAGGCCGGTCGATTGAGCTTGATAAAACTCACTATGACGTATGGATTTCTTTTCGGCAAATACTAGGCGCTTGGTATAAACTTTAATGGAATCGCCCATATCATTTTCGGTATAGGTAACGCTAATCATGAATATGGCTTGGTCTGGTCTACTCATAACAAGATCACCTCTGGTATACTAATCGCTTTGAGTTGGGTCATGAGAACGTCAAAAGCAAAACTAAACTTCACTTCTCCACTTTTTAAGTCCCATAGGTCATTCACGCCCACAGTCAGCGTTGCAATTCCTAGCTCGGTTTCGACGTTTTCAATTGTCACGCCAGCATTTAGCATATATTGCTTTACTGCCGACGTTTTGATTAAGAGCGTTGGATCAGTGTACTCTCCAGTGATTCCTAATCCAGATTTAACTTTTACCAGTAATTCTTCATTCGTCATAACGCCACCTAAACAAGCAGGTAAGCGTCAACTACCTTGCTGTCCAGTGCGCTATTTAAGTCAATAGTGTTTGATTCTAAGGCCGTTGCACTGGTTGCCACGGCCGGAGCGGTCCCCTCTTTTACGTTATCTAAAAAAGTAAATAAGACTGTATTGTGAGCAAGCTTGTAAGGCAAACCTAGCTTCTCGCCAAATCCAATGGCTACTGTCGCACCAGCGCCATCCATTGCCGGAATTGAAATGCCTGTAACAGTTTTAAAGGCCTTGTTTCCGGTTACTGTTCCAACTGTGTCAACGGTGAATGCCGGCAAGTCTTCTGTGATAACTTCATCTGCGTAGTTGGTGCCGGTGATTGTAACCTGCACCGCTTTAATACTCCCAGCCGTACCTCCGGCTGTAGCCGTAATATTTCGAGGTACCGATGGATTAGTTATCGCGGTTGTAACTGCAGTAACCTCTGTAGCGCTACAGGTTATTGCCGCATGAATACCTGTGGTACTTGCTACGGTAGCTTTAGCTGCGGCTACTTGAAAGTGAGCAGGATATGATCTTTCTATTCGTTTCCCTCTTACGTCACAAGGGATGTGGTTATCGAATTTAGGGAAAAATCTACTCAACTTTTTCATCCTCCATTTCATCTAAAATTAAGAAACAAGAGAGGCCTAAGCCTCTCTCATTACTCAGAATACGACCAGTAAGTGAATGTAGTTTTGGCAAATAGAGGCTTACCACCAGAATAGAGCTTACCTCTCCAAACGGTTTCATCAGCAGAGAATTTCTCGGAAGAATTGGACTCAATTACAAAGGATTCTGATTCATTTACGATGTATGTGCTAAGGTCGCCATACAGAACTGAATCAGTGTCAGGCATTTGTGATGTGAAAATTACAGGCATTCCTGCAATTAGGTAATTTGATTGACCAGGGCCTCCTTGAACAGGTATCGTGGATACAAGCGGCTTTCCTGCGGCATCCGTAAGCGCAAAGAACTTCTTAAAGAATGTACTTCTCTTCATAACCCATGTACCATTGTCTCCATATGGGCTTTCAACTTCTGCAAGAATATCGGCGATTTGTTGCCAGTCCATGATCGAGTATGTTTTAGCTGCAGAAGGAGCAATTTTGATAGCTGCGATAACACCTTGGAAAGTAGAAGTGTCGACAGCCCCATTAAGTACATAGTTCTCGCAGAGTAGACCAATATATTTCCCAATTTCCATTGCGAGATACTGTTCAAAAGCTGGGATACTATTTCTTAGCAACAAGTTCTTAGTTGTAATGGTCGCGACGACAGCCTGTTGAGAAATCTTCACCTCAGTAAATGAGAAGTTAAGTGTCACTGTTCCATCTGGATTCTCAGTTGGGGCCCCAGTTGTGCCAATTGGTAAGGTAACGTCCCCTGTAAAGCCGAACTTCGTAATCGCTGAGTAAAGCCTTCCGTATTGCTGAACAACCGAATACACCTTATCTAAAGTTGTTTGTGGGACAAGGTATTCTCCACCGCTGGTTACACTCCCACCATTAACATCAGTAATTGCGCGCTTACCAAATGCCATAACTTCAGCATCAGATTCGCTTACTTTGTTGTTCAGATAGCTTCTGTAGAAAGCATCGCGGTACTTGGCACTTGAACGATAGTTTTCTTCGGTCAAATCATTAGCGTTTGGCTTGGACATGAATCCTCCCCCTCTTTTCTCAGGCTCCGGAGCATCCTGGAGCTTTTCGTTAATTTCATCCAATCTTTCAGACATACTTCTTAAATTGTCGGCAGCGTCGTTCATTTCTTCGGTTGACATGTCCCGGTGATTCTTGACCTTGCTTTTAAGTTCCAACCTTTTTTGCTCTACCTCAGATTTTTCTCTACGGAGTTCTGCTGCTTCCTTTTGGGTTAATTTCATGATCTTTTCCTCCTCGTAATTTGTTTTTAAATTTACAATTGGCTAATAAGGTTCATCAAGGCCAATTTCACGGCCTCATCTTCAGCTGGTGCTGGTGGCTCAGGGGTCTGTTCTTCTGTGATAATAACCGTTTCTTCATACGCCGGGAAAACGACAATACTCACCTCATAGACATCATTAATTTTAAGGATTACGTCGATTTTGTTTTCCCAATCGGTTGCGATCATGGCGTTGTTATCGAACCAAAACGACATCCCGTCAACAATCTCATTGGCAACCCGGTCAAATACGTAATCATCAATCCATGTGCCGCCCAGTGTTACCTCTATGAATAAACCAGTCTCATCAACGACCGTCCTCATGTTCTTTCCGGATCGACCAAGTACCCATGAAGTTGAATGGTCCCACAATAAAACAAGCTTCGAAAGATCAACGCCTTCCAAAGCTTTTTTGTCTACCTTCTCTATCCACTTGCTCCCTCGGTATGGTCGACCAGGTGTGTCGAAGAGTATTGGGTACCCACGCAATCTCCTTACATTTTGGCCATCAACTTCTTCGGTAATTGCTCTAAATTTTGAGCGATCATCGTCAAAGAGCATACGCTTTTTAGATTGCTGGTTCAACGGGGACTTCTTTTCCTGTTCCTTGCTCATCTATCTCTCCTCCTTTCTCCTCGACAACATAGCTTCCAGCACCAAGCACCTGAAAGTTCTTATTCTCTAAGAACTTATCAAGCTCAGGCGGGCCTTTTGTCAATCCAAGGCGCTTCCTGATCTCATTTCTACTCATGATGGTGCCGTATACCATCTCTTTGTAGAATGCTGTTTTGGCAGCCAGTGTACTGATTTCCAAGTCTACAAGTTCAGCCTGGACGCAATTACCGTGATATATTTCAGTCTCGCTGAACAGGCCATACGTAGATGTTTCTTCGATTTGCCACACCCATGGCTTTATGCTGTTGTCGATAAACTGCTCAAATTGGAGCTCTGAAGCCGTACCGTTAATGATTTCATAGCTTACCCCGAAGTAGTTATATAGTTTTCTCGTGATGTCATCCATGAGCTTTGTATCGAGTGGATTGAGTTTCATGTCTAACTTGTGGATATCGTATTCTGCGCCGATCATACCAAAGCCCGTTGTGTTTTCAGCAGTAAGAAAAAGATCCTTGAATTCATCCAGCTTTTTCTTCATGTCACTGCCCTTAAGCTGAGACTTTACCTGGAGAAGGGCGGCAATTCTGCCTGAAGCCACACTGTCCTTAACCGCTTGGCTCTGCATGGTATTAACGATCTCTACATAATTTCCAGTTGCTTGTTTAGCGGCTCCTTGCTTCCCGTCGGGGAAACGTTGCAAATGAATCAAGTCATCATAAAAAAACGGGTAACTACCTCCGAGCGTGATAATTACTCTGCCTTCATCATCCTGACTAAACACACCTCTCGTAAAAGGCAATGGCCAGAGCCATTTTAGCTTTCCACTATCGTCATCCCACTCTGGCATAATGTAGCAGTTATTCGTCAGTAGTGCCATTGTGATGCAGTGTGTCCAAAACACTTGTGGGCATTGATAAGGATTTGTCCTGACCTTCAACACAAATCCCAAGCGGTCGTATACTTGCTTCATGTTTCCCTCTGTGTCTGCACGGATGTGATAGAACGGAATACTCGCAACTTTTTCGGCTATAAAATTAATTGCTGTCCTGATCTCAGGGATATTGTAAATGTTACCGCCGAATATTTGTGTAAGTGAGTATCCTTTGTTCAATAGGTCAATTATTTTTGACACCGTTACCTTGTTTGGCTGGAAGTAATCTACTACGTATCTCAGGAATCCCAAATTATCACCACCTCTCTATGACAAAATAAAAAGACTTTATTCAGCTCTTTCGATTTCGCCAGAATCTTTATTTCTTCTCGAGTAAGTTGTTTCATCTGGTCCGCTTGCTAAGTCAACACCTATGAGAACTTTTCCATTCAATAATTCATCTGCCTTTTGAATGGCTCCGTTACGATACAGTCTGCAAACCTCACTTAGTGCTTCATGCCTAGTAAAATTATCTTCGCTTATTAATGCTTCCCTTTGTCTTTTGTCCCTGGTGCTGGTAATTAATTTTGAGTTTTTGTCCATTTGTGATAGTAATCCAATCAATCTTTTCATTCAACTACCTCCCTACGGTTGGTACTCATCGAACATATCCTTGACCTTTTTATAAGCGACGTAAGACATTAGGAAGCTTACGTATCCATCGATCCGTCCATTAGACTTCGCTTTATCAGGCTGTATCTCATTATTTGCTGGAGTTATTTTTGCGGCTGTATTCGTGGTACACCAGCGGAATAAACCATTGTGCCGACTAAATTGTATAATCCCATCCTCAAACAAAGCTTTAGATTCTTTCATTGGCTCAGATAAGCTTTTTGGACCCATTGCAACCTCAAACATAACTCCTCTTCCATCTTTGTCCTCAATGGGAAATCCATTCATTTGCATATCTTCTGACCAATCCTTAAAGTGCCACCTATCTCCACCTGTTTTCCAAAAAACCACTCCATACTTTTCTGTCAACTCAACAAACCACTGTGTGACATCCTTCCGACTCACCATGCTACCTTCGCAGATATACATTAATTCATCGTTGAGGATGTCTTGCGCCCCAGTATGGCAAAAGCTCTCATAGGCCATTTTGTCTGCCTTGCTGTTCTGCTCAAGTCTTTGTCTGGCAATAAAGTATTTTTGAAATAAATGCAGTTTTCCGTTTTTAGGTATCAATGCTGACGCACAACATAAGTCTGTGGTCTCTGAAAGGTCGGCAGCTCCTACCGCATATGCATCTTGAATGATATCCATATCCATATCAATGGCGCATTTATCAACCATCAGAAGATCGAAGTAGATTACGCTCAGCGAACTTGCGCGGTTTAAGTGCTTAGCCAAAAAAGAGGGCATTTGTGCAGGATCTTCGACCGCTTTTTGATATTCTCCCTCGAGGTAGCTTGTGGTTGGCCTAGCTTCCTCATTTCCTGGGTTAGCCTTTATCCAGCACTTCCTGTCCGCTGGATCGTCATCATCGTCAATTCGGAAGATCATCGGGAAGACGCGCTCTTTACTTTTTCCGCTTAATACTTTTTGACATCGCTTGAAGATACTATCAAAGATTCCCTCGCGGACAAATCCAAAGGTCGAGATAATGACATTCAGCGGCTGGGCCCTAGCCCCTTGAGCTGATGAGAATACATCGTAAGTGTTGCGATTTTTAATAGCGTGAAGCTCATCGATCACAACACCGTGAGGGTTCAAACCATCCTGCCCTTCGCTGTTTTTACTACCAGCTTTCATGTATGAATTCGTTGCCGGAAACAAGATCATTTCACTGTTGTCTTTATCTCTCTTGGTTCGCCAGTGTTTCCTTGGATTGTCTTTCGGTGTAAGGACATCGCTTGTCTGAAGAAATGACTTTGCTGCTTCATAGACAATGGCTGCTTGTGTCTTCATAGTGGCTAAGCACCACACCTGAGCAGCCGGTTCACCATCGGCCATTAGGAGAAAGTCCGCGATTGCAGAAATAAAAGTTGACTTGCCCCATTTTCTGGCGACGAATAATATAAGTTCTTTGAAGTACCTGACATCCATTTCTAGCTCAATGTCGTATATCTTGAATCCGAATATGCAAGCAGATATGTACTTCTGCTCTATGGACAATTCGAATGGTTGTCCGGCCCATCGACCTTCTTTGTGTTTTACTAATTTACAAAAATCAATAAAGGCCTCTACGTCGGTATCGTCGTAGAAGACCTTTGAGTTTTTCAGTAAGTTTTCAATAAGCTTCTTTAGCTGTTTAATATCTTTACAATGTTTCTTCGGTTCTCTCTCAACATAATCATGCCAGCTCTTAATGTACTCCGGTAATTCTACTCTAGGCCTAGCCAATTTTACCGCGCCTTTGGTTTATTTTCTCAAAGGCATCAAGTTCCGGCGCTTTTGGCGGAGGTCCTTGGGGTGTTAGATCTGTCAGCTGCTTGATTATGCCCATGTGGTTTTTTATCATGGTATTATATATTTCGACTTCAGGAGACTTCTTTGTCCCGTGTTGGTTTTCTCCGTTTTGATATTCTGAAACGGTACCTTCGCGGTTAATGGTTTCCTGTAAATCTTCGAGCGTCACAGTCATGAATGCAGCGTTGTTGATCAGTGACAAAACTCTGTTCATGGTATCTTTAGGCATATTTTTAAAAAGTCGTTTAAGTCTCTGGATCTCTTTCTTAATCCTCTCTTCTTTGGTTAAATCTTGAGAATTGTTTTTCATAGTTTTATCACCTCCCCACTACACCCCCTCATGCGCGCGTAACTCGCGTAAACAGAAAGG